TCAGCCAATCTCTGTTCGTTACGGTCTTTATTTGCCTGAACCCTATCTGCCCTAGCTTGCTCTCTCTGGGCCACCATCTGTTTCTGAAGCCACTGCTGCTGTGCAGCAATCTGCTGCATAGCCCAAGGATTAAACGGGTTATTTTGCTGCCCCTGCTCCTGATCGCCTCCGCCTCCAGTCATACCAACAGCCCCGCCAAGCCCTACGCCTTGGTTGCCTGCTGCCATAATTAGGTCGGCCATATCATTTAGTGAAGGACCCACATCCTGTCTGCGTTCCATGAAATCAAGAGTGTTTTGTCTCGTTAAATCGCCAGCAGCGTCACCTCTCTCAAGCATGCCTAGTTGATTCTGGCCAAGTTGAGCCTGAGTGCCGAAGTTCTGAGCCTGCTGTCCTAACTGAGCAGCCATCCCCTGACCAGCCAACTGGCCCTGAAGGCCAGTTAGCTGGCGTTGGCCTGCATCAAAAGCCCCCAAGCCTTGACCCGTGAGATTAGCCTGAGCTCCAAGACCCTGACCGACCATTCCTGACTGTTGTCCAAACTGCTGTCCAGATAGATTAGCTTCTGCACCAAATTGCTGTCCAGCTAAGTTAGCTTCAACTCCCGCAGCGTTCTGTAAGGCACCCATTTGGCCAGCCAATTGCTGACCTAGAAGTGCTTGGTCTACACCTCTCAGCTGGCTCCTGCCTTGGGCAAGCGCAGACAAACCAGCTAGTCCGGCCTGAGCTGTCTGCCCCTCAAGTGCAGCCTGACCCCTTTCAGCAGCACTGAGTCCTGCCAGCCCTAACTGCTGGCCTGCCGCCATTCCCTGTTGAGCTAACCGTTCTTGTGCGGCAGCTCCGGCGAGTCCTGCCTGTTGCTGGGCAGCTGCACTCTGACCAAGCAATGCCTGCTGGCCCTGAGCCGCCTGACCTGCTAAATTAGCTCTTGCACCAGAACTTTGCGCAGCAAGCTGCTGCTCGGCACTAAGACCTTGACCAGTTACCTGAGCAGCAGCCCCGGCCCCTTGTCCAAGTAGGCCAAGCTGCGCTCCAGTCCCTTGCTGCAAAGCTCCTAACTCACCAGCCAAAGCCTGACGCCCAATCGCCTGCTCTGCCTGTGAAATCCCTTGCTGCCCTGCGGCTTGCTGGGCTAATCCCGCAAGCCGTGATTGTGTATCAACACCCTCTCCTCTAGTAAGACCCCTTTCGCGAGCACCTATGCCTTGCTGACCCAAGCCCATAGACGCAGACAATCCCTGTGACCCTAACTGGGTGTCCGTGCCTAGCCGAGCTCCCTGCATCTGGTCTATAGCGGACTGCTCTGCGCCAGAAAGTCTTTCATATGCTCCAGCCTTTTCTCTTCTTAACTGCTCGTCAAGCTGAGACATACTGCGGTCTTCTTGCTCGGCAATGTCGCGTTCTATAGCACTGCGACCAGATGTATAGGCGGTTGTATTTCCAAGACCTCTTCGAATCATTTCCTGCTCATTGGAAGCAAGACGTCGCTCCCTAGCCTCATCAGCCCTGCGAGAGATTTCTCTTCGCGAGAAATCTCCCATGTCATCATACATACCGAGACCTCTTTCACGCCGGTCCCCGTACCTGCCTTCTCTGTCAGATCTGGCATCCCCGTATTGCTGGGCAGTTCTTTCTCTTTCGCCAGTAAAGCCTTCCCTGATCTCCGACCTAAGCCTATCGAATCGACCGCCAACATCTTCCCCAGTTCTCTCGGCAGCTTCTCTTCCTCTTGTACCTTCCTCGGAATATCCCTCTCCTAGACGACCAAGCCTCCCCTCGGCTCTCCCTGCTAAATCTCTAAGAGCAGAACCGCCAATATCAGACGCCCTACCTAAAGCACCTTCCGAGATTTCGCGAGCACTTCCGCGTGCCCTGCCAAACTCACCGCGAACATCTTCCCGCCCCCTATCAAAGCGGCCTTCAGTTCTCCGAACACCACCTTCCTCGTCACGTCCTATCTGCTCACGGGCTCGGTCAAACGCACCTCTAGAGCCAGAAGCGGCGTCTCCAAATCTGTCTCTAGCACCTCTTTCCTGTCGGCCATAAGCGTCTCCAACCCTGCCTTCATAGCCTTTTCTCCGAGCAGCATCCCTTTCAGCAAGAGACTCGTAGCCTTTTCTTATCTCGCCACGCCCGCCTTCTACGACTCCCCGCTGCTCATCGGAGAAGCCTTTGTATTTGTTAATTATGTCTTCGACACTACCACCTTGACGATCCAGTAGGTTCTCCCGAGCTCCTCCTGCCAAGTCTCCAATCCGGCCCGCAGTTCTTTCTTCAAGTCCCGAGACTCTTCCCCGTGCAGCTGCTCCTGATTCTCCGAGCCTTCCTCTTGCTGCTTCTCCAAACCCAGCAACCTTTCCGGAAGCCCTAGACGCAAGTTCTTCAATACCACTCCGTCCAGCAGCATACCTATCAGATACTTCTTTAACACGTTCAGTTCCCTTGCCAGTAACGTCCTTTATCGTACCGTCAGCAATGCCCTTCATGTTTGAGGTTATATCCCCAGACATAGAAAGCATGTTCTCCAGCAAGTTCCCGTGCTTAGAATTTAACTCCTCAAGGCGGGACTTCTGTTCATTTGTAAGTTGGTCATAACCCCTAAGTATCTGAGCATATCGCTGCTCGTTCTTACCCTTAACTTCCTTGCGGGTACGCTCAAACTCAGCAATTACCTGATCTATCAAGCGCCTGTTGTCAGGGACATTGATAGTGGTAGTGTTGGGGTCCGACTTTGGTTTAGACGGGTTCTTTTGGTTAGGGCCTACAGCCATTATCCTAGTCCTAATAAGGAGTTCATCATTTTAAGTTGCTGGACAGCATAGCCGGGGTTTCCGATCATTTGCTGGCCCATACCGTATCCCTGCTGATTAAACGGCTTAGGTCTCTGCTGAATCTTTCGACGCTCGCCTTGAGATTGCTGAATACTATTGTCAATGTTCTGTGTGTTCGATGTATTAAACCTGTTATCCACTCTCTGATTACTGTAGTTGTAAGTGCGGTTCCCCATAATTCCGGGACTAAACGTCGTAGGTCCAGGCTGGGGAGCTGGTTGCCTAAAGCCACCACCGGTCGGCATCCCAGGCGACAAAGGTTGCCCAGAGCCACCCACAGGACCTGAAGATAATCCCCCAGTGTCAATTGAAGAGCCGCCTCCCTGCGGTTGCATAGGAGCCTGCGGCTGCATGGGGTTTTGCGGTGCACTTCCCTGAGAAGGAGGCAGTTGTATGCCTCGCTCTGCAGCCCACTGCCTAGACCTTGGAGACATGTATCCAGAACTATAAACACTCATACCCCTGATAACCCCACAATATGCCAGCCGCCGTAGTAAACAGTCAGGTTAAGCTGGCTTGTACTATTTTCGTAAAAAAGAATAACATCTCCATCCACTCCACTGGAAGGAAGATCAGACGACTCACCTACTATTATAGTAGATATACGCATATTAGCGTCTATGCTGACACCTTCCGGATCAGCGAGAGCGAGCCGATTGGCGGCTCTTCTCGCTCGCGGTGGAAACTTTGGTCCGCGACCCATTCCGCTTACAACACCCATTACCACTGCCTTTCCCTTGGACCATCAAAGCTATTAAGCTCAATCCCCAAGAATTCATAAGACCATGCCTTTGCATCCGCAGGACTCTTTAGCTTAACGTAAACGTCATGGCCAATAGCCCTACGTCGTTCACTCTTGTTTCTGCCTGCAGACCACGTCCCTGTAAATTTGGGAGAACCTGAAGCCTCTGCTTTTTGTGCAGTTTCTGCTGAATAGACTTCAAATGTAACGTCCTCGCTACCGACTCCCAAAGCAGCCTTCATTTCAGTCAGCATTATTTTGGGACGATTTTGCAACTGCACAGGGCCAAGGTAAACAAAGCTGTCAATAGCAGTGCCATCGTCCGATTTACTCGGAGTTGTGTAGTCAAAAACTCTAACATATCCATCCTGCCCTCCCATTAGCACTGTCCTATCTGATGCTTGATCTCCATCAAACAGGTGAACACTAACAGGATTCAAAGTGTTTGTTCCAAATTTGTCAGGCCACCATGACTGGTTTCTGACATCGTAGAAATAATTTGTTGTAGCGCCGCCATCCAGTGGCGTTAAGAACACATACACACCTCGCTCTACATCAGACCATGCCATACGAACCAAGGTAGTGTTTGCGTCATAGCTATTAAGCCTTTCAGGTATTTGCTTCTCGCTTATATTTACCGGCTGGCTACCCGGCTGTAGCATGTAAACACCGCCTCGGCTTCCAAAGAAAAATACTATCCCTTCAGGGCTCTTACAATAGGGGCGACCAAAAGGAGCACCTATTGTTGAGGATACAAGGTCTAGCCTACCTGACTCCGCAGGGTCACCAGTCATTTGCCAGATGCTGTGGTCACCAAATATTAAAAGGATGTCATCGTTGTACGGACACATCGCATTAATAATATCTTGAGACTTACCTGCCTCTGCATTATTACCGGCAACAGCCATGGTGTGAGTTGGAGGTGACGTTGAGTAATCCCAGTTTGACGCATCACCAACCTTAGACATAAACCAGTTATGTGGATCACTACTTATACCACTCTGAATTATGCGTCCACGCCAAGTTTCAATAAGTCTAGGCCTATTACTGCTGTCAACAGGCAAAGAACCCGCAGAAGCCGTCCACGTGCTAACCGTGTTTGTGGTAGGGTTATACTTTTTTGTGCTCGTTCCGTCAGCAAAGTAAATGACACCAAACAATTCAGCACTAAAGACAAAAGGAACCGATGCTGACAGAGCACTAGATCCCCCAGTAGCCGTAGTGAAAGCAGAACTTGTAAACTTAGCCACAGTCCCGTTAGTAACAGCATACGACACAACAGTACGAGCACCGACTTCAGTCTGGTCGGATGGCGTACTACGTGCAACCACTTGCCCTAAATCTTGGACTTTACCGTTTGCTGTTCGGCTATTTACATACTTAGATAATCCAGCACGTTGCCCGCCTCGGGACCGTCCTGTTGACGGTTCCCAAGCTCGGACATTCTGACATTCCGCCGTACTGTTTCTCGGCTGAGTCTCATAACCAGTAGCTTCAACTACTCCAAGATTAGGCCAAGGCATATCAAACCTTGTCCTTAATCTTGCCATTAGCTTACTGTTCCACCATTATTTGCAAGGACAGCCCATACAATATCAGAACCCTTTGGAATTGATATAAGAGTAATACTGTCTCCGGCGGTGTCTAAGACAACCTGAGTGCCTTCAGTTCCGCCTGCATTAATCGTCTCACTTCCAGCAGTAGTAACTGTGGCGTTACCACCATCAGTCTTAAGTGCTAGTGTGAGAATGATTCCTGCTCGCACTGGTTCCGCAATTACTCGGCCTTCAGCTCCAGCCGTTACGATTGGGCAGACACCAAGAGTACGGTCGATAGCAATCGTACCGCTTGCGCCTGGGTCCATGATTTCTAGTTCTGGCTCTCGGGAGAGCTGTTGTAAAATGTTGTGGCCTGACATGGCTACTCCTAGTTAGAAATGAGGTGTAAGTCTACGGTTCCGTCGTTGTTTCCGACGATTTTTAAGTAAGCTGCACCAGCAAGCTCTGCAGGTAATGGATATGCCCGATTAGCTGCGACTGTAGTGGAAACAGCTCCAGATGAGTTATAAAGTTGGATGTAAGTCCCATCCTCTTCGGATGCGACATAATAGGTCAAACTTGTGATTGTACTGCCGCTAGGAACGATGCAAAGCCCTCCCGTGAAGCCTCTCATCACAAGAGCCTTAGTGTCCGCTAGGACAGAGTCGATGGTATGACTCTTTAGTATTACATTTTGTGGTGTGGTATAGGCCATGATTCACCTTATGGATTTGAGTCGTAAAAAGCGGTTCCGTTATAAGTCACTACATCTCCGTTGATGTAGCGATTATTCTGCTCAGATATTCCCATCCGGTCTGAGCCATCACCATTATATCCTGATATGTTAGGAGTGTGCATATTTCTGTCATAAGAGATAGAAGCCTGCAACCGTTGTACGAAATTCGCATTATGTATGCCAGCGTTATTCTCTTGACGAGATTCTGCAACAGCTAGGCAAGATGCAAGTATTGTTTCGGCATGAGCCTCACCACCTAGCGGGTAAGGATTAGCCACTGTTAATTTTGAGGGGAGCGCGTGATAGCGATAAGAGACGGTATACGCTTTGTCTGGATCTGGCCAGAGCATCAGTTCAAATCGCTGGCCATTAGAGCCGTCAGAGCTCTTTGGTCTAATAGCCATTAGAGTAGGATTCGACTGAGCCGTTCCGCTGTCTCTCTGCCGCAATAATCTTATGCGGCTCTCCCCAGTGGTCTCAATAGGTGCCCAACGATTATCACCCGAGGCATATGTGGCAATTCCTATCATGCCTCCGAAGTTCGCAGACAAGCTGTAGTCGGCTGTGCCTGCCACTGTGGTGAGAGTAGTTGTGGGCTCCATAAAGGACCACTTATGACCTTTTGGTGCAATACCACCCGGAGCTGGATGGTAAAACTGTCGAAGCCCCGAGTTAATCATCTCATCAATTTGAGTTAATTCGTCAGAACTCCAGTTAGAAGAGTCTCTCTCGCCTAACCAGTACCAACCAATCTCCTTGCGAAGATCGGTTAAAGACAACGATAAAGTTGACTCGGTACTGGTATCAGCAGGAGAGCCAATTGTTCTTATTGTAAAATGCTGTGGTACAGCATTTGCGTGCGTAAACAAGAGGCCTATGATAGCCCCATTCATTTGTGCGGCAGTCAGGTTAATGCTGTATTCACCATTACCTTCTTCGGTAATAGTACCACTAAGGGCAGCCTGAGTACCGCCATCAATAGTGTAATACCCTGAAACACCACTAGCAGCCCCTGTGAGGGCTGCCCCAGTTGATTTATTGGTAAGAAGAAAGGTGAAGCCAGTTACAGCTTCATTTCTTACATAGCTCATTTACTTGCCACTTTCTTCTTAACGGGTGTTTTCTTGGCTGGGGTATCAGCAAGAATTGCAATTGCCACCTGAGTATCAAACGGAATCGGCCCGTTAATTCTCTTGTGGTATATGTTGTGCGCTTTTTCCAACGCTTGCTTTTGCGAAGGTGTTAAGCCTCCAAGAGCGTCAGTTATAGCTTCTAAAAAGTTTTCCATTTCGATTCTCCTGAAGAAAACCGAGGGCCTGCGAAAGGATCAGGAAAACAGGCCCTCGGTATTCGGTACTAGCATTACTGCTAGTTAGCAATCTGCTCTGCTTGGTAACAAGCAACCCAGTCTACCGACATGATGGGATCAACAGATGATCCACCAGATTGACATACCAATGAAGGAGTCAATGCGGCAGTTGGGATATTAGTAGAGATTGCTGTCTTGGCAATGCCATTAACATAAGGCGTAACCTTTGACACACCCTCTACTAAAAAGCCTAATTTAACGTAAGTCCCATCAGCGATAGAAGCTACATTAGCACTTGAACTACGACTTCCGCCAGATTCACTGTGGAAATCAATTTCAAGATTGTCATCAACAAGCTCAAAGCCAATGTGGTTAGCGGATGAGTTTGCACCACTAGCAATAATACTAGTGTCAACTTCCGAAAGACCAACGAAAACTTCCATGATCCCTGTACTGATGTCAGTTACTTTGATACGAGCTTCAAAGTAAATTTTTGAATCAGCACTAGCAACAAAAGAAGCTGCTCCAGTAGCTCCGCCATATTGGATTTGAATACCCTGGCCTGAAGTACCGGAAGCACAATCAAGCTCAAGGACACCACCCTTAGCGTCAGCTAAAGTTGCAGTACCAGCAGTTGCTGCTGTAGAAATCCATGGCGACTCATCGTTAAACGATAAAAAGTCATCAATCAATCCAAACCCTTCACTAAGGCCACCGTTGTTGACCTCGGTAATAGGAGCTTGGCTGAAAATGTTAGGCGAAAGACCTCGGCGAATTGAGCCAGCCTTTGCCTGCGGTTTTGTATAAAGGTCACCCATTGGGAACCTCCTTTCAAATTAAAAGGCTTACTTACTCAATACGAAGAGTTTTCGTCGGTTGTAACATACGAAGTTACCCCACGTATCCATGTGAACCTCACGCACAGTGTGCTGACGTGCAGCTTGTTGAGGTGCATGGCGAAGCATCTTCCGACCTTTACGGAAGAAGAACTTGAATACTCGCAAGTTCACACCGTAGAAAGGATCAGTCGAATCATTGTTCTGCAGGTAAGGTACCCACACAACAGGATTTCCCTTAATGACAACAGAGCCAGCATATTTGGCTAAGTCAGCACCAAGGTTGTCGTTACGACTTTCTAAGAGCTTTTCCATTTCTTCCAAGACATTGTAAGTAGTGAAGAACATCCAGTCGCTTTCACCCTTACCACCAGCAAGTTCTGCGAACTGCTTAGGTGCCTGGAAGTGCGTGAATTCACAGGCCTTGCGAATCTTAGCAACCAAGTCGTCACGGCTTACGCTGGTGTATTGACCAGTGTAGTTTTTCCAGTTAGCGACATCGGATGTCTTGATTCCACCAGCACCATTGCTGAATCCACTTGGGTCACCGCCGTTAAACCCTTCGGTTGAATTCTTTTGAATCCAGAAAGGGATGCCAGATGGCTTACGGGGTGATTCCGTGTCTGAGGTTGGAGCGCTCCAGAGAGCTTCTTCCATCAATTCAAACCAGTCGTTGTACATTGAGTGCTCACGTACTTCGACTTCACGGATGATAGTCTCACGGTCAGACTGGAACACGTCCTCGTCTACATCGTAAGAAAAGTTGACTGTAGATTTGGTCCAAGGCTGTTTAGCTTCGGTGGTCAAATCTTTGACGCTTGTAACGTCCACTGAGTACAGTTCACTAAATTTGGCTGTGCCAGTATTAGTTGTCTGTACTTTCCAATTAAGCTGAACACCGCCCTTTTCTGGGTCGGCAGCCTTACCTTTGAGGAACTTTGAAGCAAAGATGTGATGCTGCAAGTCTAATGACAAGTCAACCCATCGACGCTTCTTGAAGTTATCCAAAGTCAAGTTGACGAAATCGTCTAGTTGATCTGGTAACAGTGGCATGATGCTCACTCCTTAAAAATAATCACAGGTCGCCATTCTCTTTGAGGTATCCTTCAAACACCTCTTTCAAATGAACATTATTAACCGGATCTTCACTTACATCAGGTACTTTACGTGTTCCCTGACCACCGCCAAGTTTACGCTTGGCAGCCTTGCGAATTCGGTCGTTTGTCCTGCGACGGTTTAACGATTCAATTTCATTGCCGAACACGGCACGGTATGCCTGTTGTACAAGGTCGTTGTACGAAGGCACTGACTGACCAGAGGCTTGGTAGCCATTGGCTAATACAGTCATTTGGTCGAATAGGCGAGACATGTTTTGAGCCTCGGAACTATTCGGGTCCAGCTCTTGGTATGGCTTATCGCCAAAAAGAGCCTTGTGCTTAAGACCGCTAACAGCACTATCGAATTGGTCGATCTGTCCCTGAGCCATCTGTTTAGATTGATCTATATAGGCCTGATCTACAAATTGTTGCTGGTAGGCTAACTGATCCTGCATGTACTGCATCCGCTGGTCAAACGAGCTGGTTATGTTGCCAGCCAATCTGTTAATAGCTTCTCGCAGTCCCTCGTCGTAATCGTCGCCTAAACCGATCTTAAATTGTTCAGCAATTTCATCTGCACTGGGGAGTGAATCACCCGACTGAGTCTGTTGCTGTTGTGCATAGTAATTATAGGCGTTCTGCTCATTAACAATGAACTGGTCTATAACCCTAGCTAAAGATTCCTGACTCTGGAAATCGGATACATTAAGCCCGTAATAGTGAGCTGCCTGCATCATGTCATCAGGAATCGTTTGTTGGGGAGTGGATTCTTCAACACTCTCCGTACTTATATCTTGACTTGTTTCTTCCGTCTCTTCAACGGAAATGTCCTCTGTATCCTCAACTTCTTCAGGTGTATGTTCGTTGTTGATCTCATCAATAACGGCCATATCCTCCTCAGTTAAGGTTACTTCTTCTACTTCCTGCTCTTCGGACATCATTTTCTCCTAATCACTATATCCGCCATCTCGGTCCCTTAAACCACGGTGTTTAAGGTACTTAGCCCTCTCCCCACGGGAGTAGAACACGGCAGTTCCATCGTTTTTGAAGTCCACGCCAGTGAACCCATGTTTCTTAGCGTCTTGCCTAAACTCGTCTACCTGACTGCTGTGGACAGAAGCCCCTACGCTAGTAAGGCCTGTTGCCCAACCTCTGGCTCCAAATGAAGGAGAACGCTTGGGGGCGTTCTCCTTTCCGTAATGAGGTGCAGGCTCGTCATGCCAACCCAGTTCGCCACTCTTGTCACGTTAGTAATACTTCTTTCTAGACATCTATTAAAACCTCATTCTGAGTCTCTATCCAGCAGTGAGCTCCACATGAAAGAGGCTTGTGCGGACGGTAAACGACACGTGCGACTTCGTTGCCATCTGAGTCTACGATAATAGCTTCATGGGCATACCGATTGTCTTTGTATGTCTTTACTGTAAGTACAGGCTCTACGTCGTCTTTTTTCTTATTGCTTTTTATCTTGTGTTGGTTGACGTGAATTATCGTCTTAACCATAGAACTTATCCTGCTGGAGCTCTCCCCATCTGAGCCATCTGCTGCTGATTAGGTGCACCACCCTGAAGGATCTGCTGCATCACATGTCCGCGTGACTTGTCAGTGCCTCCGGTAGGTACACTCTTTCTAACCTGCTCCCTTACCGTATGAGCTGCTTGGGGTGGCTGCTCTGGAGAAGGACCGGGCCTGTTTCCTTTTGCCTCTTCAAAGACAACAACCTCTTTGAGGCGTGGTATGTCCATAAGTTCCGCATACAGATTAGTTAGCTCTTGGAAGTCTATTCGACCACCAGACTCCATCATGTTCTGCTGCATCGGCATTGCTACCTGAGTAACAAACTGAGTTATATTGTTTAATCTCTCCGTGGGAGACTTGTACATCATTGAATAAGGCTCAATCTTGAAGTTGTATTGAAGGAAGTCGCCCTCCCTCAACTCAGGGCTCCATGTAGATTGGAAATCCATATTGGCTACTTGGTAGTGAGTTTCTCTTTCAGTAACTTCGTCATTCCAAAGTAGCCACCCTAAATCTTTACAGATATTAGCAGTAAAGTCCACAACTCTGTACTGCATGTTAGCTTCACGCTTAGACACAGCGCCATGTATGAGCTTGTCCTGAGTAGCAGTTTCAGCACTTGGGCCAAGCCCTGCCATAGCCTGAAGGTTCCCAGCCATCCGGTCAAACTGCTCCATCATTGAATAGCTGAACGCTTGGTTCTGTTGATCCACACCGCCCATTTTTAATACATTGACAGACTCAGGATTTTGAACCCTTGTCCACTCTCCGTCCGAAGCGCGTTGTAATCTATCGGCATCTTCATGCGAACCGTCTTGATAAAACGGTATGTCTTTTTGTCTCTGAGCTTGCCTTTTTTGTTTGCGAAGCAGTCCATTGATAATGTCGTTCAAAGGCTTTAAGTTCATTGCAGGTGCTACACCCATGACTTGATCTGGGACTTCAGCAGCCAAAGTCAAGGTATGAAAAGGACCGTGCTCTGGGCCTTCCCACTCAACAACCCTAAGAGGTTTGCTTTGCTGGCCAGTAGCAAATGTCGCCACTAAATTTTCTTCAGGCAACCAAACGTCCATGACTTCAATCTCTGTTTCGTAGGCTTCTGGCTTTGATTCACCAGTAAACGAATCTCGCAAAGGTTTGTCATGGTGATGGTCCACCATCCCGCCCTCGCGGGATGATGGACGTATGTCCTTCAAAACATTCCTGTCAAAGGAAGGGTCCGACATTGCCTTCTCTCTTGACATCTTGTATTTGTTCAAAGCAAATTTAATCTTGTTCCATGAAGTAGCTTCTATGTCATAAACAAAGTCGTCGAAGCTAATGTTTTCAGCGTATGGCTTGCCAGGGTCTAACCATTCATCAAGACCTTCCAGCTTTACGAATCCGGCCTCTCCGTTATAGACCTTGACTACACCCATGCCAAAAAACGCTTCAAGAACAGCAGCCCTTAAAGTCTCTTCAAGGTGTATTTCTTCTATAAGATTATTAAGAGTTCTTTCAAAGTGATGAGAGAACCAAGACAGTTCGGGGAAGTCTGAAGTTATTAAGCATCTTGGTCTATTGGCAGCTAAGCTCATAGTGTAAGTTTCAGCTGCCTGATACATAAGATTCATTACCACTTCTTGTGTGTCCGAATCTACGTTGTAATAACTTCCAACATAGTCTTTCACAAAAGACTTTCGCATTTCCCTGTAGGGACGTAAGTTTCTAGTTGAATACTCAATGCACTTGAATAGACGAGCTCTATCCGCTTGGTTATTTGGATTCATTAGTCCCAACCTGTGTCAGTTAATTGTTTTAGTCTACGCTCATGGTCAAGGAACCTACGAGCCATGCTTCCAATAGGAGCATCATCTCTAATCTCATCGCTCGGTGCTTTGGTCACTGGTGGTCTATCAAGAACACCATGCCAAGCGAGAGCTGCTGCTATTACTCTATCACCGTGTGCTTGCCCTTTAGATGAATCATCTTTGGTCTTTACACTGCGTGAATGAACTACCTTACCGTCCTTATAAACGTACTGCCTGCACTCATTAAGTAGCTTATCGGAACGTATTAGGTACTGTTTAGATTGTACAGCACTACTCATCTTCGATAAAACAGCCAATTTGTTCTTGTCGTTACTGAACCAGCCGGGGGTCTTTGATTTCTTCTTGTAAGACCTGCCCTCAGTCTCCCTGAAATATATGTTCGGATAGAACTGCTCAATGACCTGCCTGCCAAATGCACCCCCAGGCGCTCCATTCATTTCCCAGATCAGGTAAGCGTCATTAAACCACTTACATGCGGAGATAACTAAATCCGCAAAAGCCTCTGGTCTCATTGTGTTTGTTGCAAACTCTGCGACCTGTTCATGCGTAACACGGTCCACCACCACAGCGACGCTATTAGAGCTATATGAACCTCCAAGGCCGGCAGCAATATCGCAGCCGATAACGTACTGACCAGTACCAATTGGCCTCCCTTGGGAGTCTTGGTGAATCCACATCTTCCATGGACCGTCTTCCGTCTTCTGGAAATCAGGATCAAGAGTAGCTTCGTCGTAACGTAGAATACCGCGAGCATAAGGAGCTCGTACACCATCCCGTCCAGTTTCATACAAGTCCTTTCCGAATATCTGGTACTCAGAACCACCGTAGTCCCTATCCAATTCTTGAGCTATTGACTGAGGTGTAGCACCCGGCCTCATGCACTCCTGATCGTAATAGGGGCTCCGTACTTTCCCATCTTTTACAAACGGGTAGTCTTCAGGGAAGTCATATTCCTTATCAAGGATTTCGACATTACCGTTGTCGCTAGTGTACAGCCCGATACGTCTGTCAGGATGTTCCTTCCAGTCCATGACAACCTTGAGCATATTTGATTTCTGGTGCATCACATCGTAGTAAGCCCCGCTCGCCCCCTTCGGAGTTGAAACAAACATCCGACAGTCCGTAGCGTGCTGGGTTGCTGCCAATGCCTT